CACGCTCTAAAAATTGAGAATTGATAACCATTCCTGGTTGTAAATTATTAATAAATTCAATCAACTCATCAACCTCAGCACAAGTGGCATCATAGCGCTGAAGAAAAGGGTAATAACCTAAATCCTCTGGTGCATAACCACTAATAACATGATCTGTTATAACAGCTGAAGCGTTATACTGTTGAAACCTGCGAAGCAAAGCTCGCAAAACTACTGAATTACCAGAATGTTGCATGCCTAATACAACACTGGCAGAATGTAACATGCCACGATAAGAAATGTCACCACGACCAAGAAAATCACCTTTGGTATGACCTAGGCATCTTAATATGACACCTAAATTCAAACAATTATATATTTCACCATCAATCACTACTGGTGAATTTTTAAAAAATTGCAATTTTTCAAAGGAAACTTCTTCAAAAGAAAATATATACCCGCTGGATTCTACACAGTCGAGAAATAATTTCTTTGTTTCAACCTTAGATAAAACCCTATTCTTCTTAATGTAAGAAAAATAAAGGGCAACTAAAAACATGGCTGTATCATTCAAAATTGTGGTCAACGTTGAGCCACTAAATTCAATAGGCTGTATTGGGTAAAAATACAGTTTTTCTCTCTTATTTTCGGGGTTAATAATTTTAAGGCACTGTTCACATTGGCGAACAGCAAGAGAGACAAAATGATACAAAATTGGGTCAACACTAGCCCAGTGCTTAAGAAAATTAAATATGGAGGGGCCATTGGATATGTCACAAGATGAAATGTCTAAATTGGCGTATAAAACGCCATCGGTACAATTCACACGTAACATACCATCATCTGAATTCAATACATAAAGATCTTTCTCTGATGTATAAAACTTTCTGAATAAATTTCTAAGCACTTCGACGGAAGGAGTGCGACATTTAAATATCAAAAATGAATACGATTCGTATTCTTTAAATAAAATCTCTTTCATATTATCTATTAATCCATGTGTTAATAAAGAACCCTCGGTAGAATAATCACCAATGGTGCGGCCATACTTTCCAGGTTTGGCCCACTCTGGACACTTAAATTTAAGCTTAATGTTATCCATAAACAAATTGTCAAAAATAGTACCATGCAAATCTAAAAATTTGTGTGCATTCTGTCGCAACATTTTCTTTTGATGTGGCAATGATATAAATTTTAATAAACTATCGACAAAATCGTTATGGTTAATACTTAAATAAGCCTGTAAGTGTTTTAAAAACCTATTTTTACAAGCGTTCCAACGGCGATTATCATTTAACCGGATTTCAAACAACTTGGTTTGTCTTTCCCTGGCCAGACGATCCCAATCAGGAACTTCGATGTTCCTGACACAGGTCTGACGACGAAAAGCTTTAGATAAATTCAAAGAAGATCTTTCAAAAATGGTAGAGTTATGATAAAACAAAAATATATAAGTATACCATCCCCTTTGTATTTTACCAAAACTCTTAAATGGCAAAACACCGGTTGATATATAATCATCAAAAATTTTACTAGGAATGTCAAAAAGGTGGTTATATTTGAAGGGTTTATCAACATCACACGGCTCATACATCCAGCGAAATGGCTGGAATATATAAGCACCCCTCTGGTGATGATGTAATTGTCACAGTTGTTTTGAACACACCTCAGGTAATGAAAAATCTAAATTACCCGGTATGGTGTGTTTAGACAACCATTGATTATAAGCCAAAATCTGAACGGCAACACGAACTGTATCCCAGCCAATTTCAAGGCGTCCATTATTTTCACGCAAATACGCGTCATTCAAATAACGTACGGAATCTTTAGTAACATTCATCCCACTTTTCTCCGTAAGTATGATGCGGAGTAATGTGGGATAAATTTTAACATAAGTAACACGGTTATACCCTGCTTGCCTAATATAAGTTTGGTCATGAAAAACTTTATCTAACCAACTAGGCAAAAGAGGGTGATTAAAACCAACGCTGTTACCCAAAGAAACTGGATGATCAGTAGAATATGATAAAAAATCATTATCAATATTTATGACACCACCAATATATGGCCGTAACCGTTCTATAATATGCGGACCGTCGATCAACTGCCAAATATAACTTTTAACCTGAGACAAATTATCTCTAAACAGTAAAGGTGCGTCAGATACAGTATCCCACTTACTGCTGACAACACTAAGTTGATCAGCATGACTAGAAGATACTGATCCTTCAGTTTCGCTGAGAATTTCATAATTCTTATTCTCGTCTCTTTTCTGTTTTTGAGATTTATTCTTAGGCTTATTACCTTTACCTTTTGAATGCCAAATCCTATTCCTACTCTCCTTGCCAGCCCGGGCTCTATCAGCCTGGTCCAAGTGAGCATTACTACTACCAGTGCTGCCTCCACCAGCAACACGTTCCCCGTTATTAAAATTATTGTTTTGTTGCATCTCCTGTTTTAATTGATGAAAACTAAAACAGGTAGAGCAACAAACAACAAAGTGTTGTTTGTTTGCCCGTACCCATTCCTGCATGTAACACCCCAACGACATTTTGTATAAAAATGTCTTAGCTGATTGAATCATGATCAAGCTATTAATTAAGTTTAAATGTTACTAATCTATGTTTTATGTCATTCTTTATCCCACCCAAACAACTTAGTGGGAGACTTGATAGTAACCACCACCCATAATAATGGTACCATAGATCCTCCGGGGGTTCCGTCGATGAACCCTCCATCAGTGCAGACGTTAAAAATATAAATGACGAACTTTGGCTTCGTCTTTAATACTCCTTACGCGACTAAACGCGCTGTGTCGTTATATTACGACAATTAACCACTGTATTTATTCTCCAAAATACTGGGTAGTACATGTATTAACACGGATGAATACTCATCAAAAAGGATTGGTGCACACCACTGACTTGTTAACGTTCAAGTTCAACGAAAATATGACTATATAGTAAAAAAGCTGAATTAAACCCTAGTAACCATTTTAACATAGTTAGGGGTTGAATCAGCGGCTCCACTCTTATATGAACCACCCAATGCCATATTAGTTAAGGCATTGCCAAGGACATTAATAGCCGTGTCCTTGGTCTTCTGTTGCCAACCAGGAAATCTTGAATCTAAGAAATTCATTGCAGAAGCAATATAGCTTGGATTTTCGGATCCAGTTGGTTGTTGAAGTGTGAGTCCAGAAGAAGGTTCAGAACGCCATTCAACGTTTTTAAAAGCAGCGATATTAAAATCGGCCGCAGAAGTGACATTGTAGAAGACAAAACCAATTCCAGTTGGTGGACGGACCTCTGCAGCAGAAGACAATGTTGCTGGAACGCCACTTCCAGATTCGATAACTGGAGTGACAGTGGACTTAAAAGTTGAGTCAGTTGCATCAACACGCCAAACAGCCTCAGAATCCTCTAGAGGTCTATGTTGTTGTGTGGTGTAGGTAAGCATCTGATCAATGGAAGGAGGTGCACCACCAGTGCCACCATACAAAGCAACTGATAAAGGTAGATTAGTTATAGGAGCAATCAAACCTTTACATGCTGATTGTGCTCCTGTATAGGTTAACTTTAGGCAAGCCGATATAGTACGGGCATCGGCACAAGTATCGCCATTAACAAAATCATAAGCTGGGTCTTTGAAAGACTGAGCATTTGTATTTGTTGTAGAAGTGTAACCATAATCTAATAATACAGGAGCAAAACTGGGTGAACCAGCTCCGAAAACGAAAAAATTACCAGTCGAATAAGTTCCAATAGAAGTTATCAAATTGTTGTGTGCTGAAGGAAACCATAATACATAACCATAAGCTGCTGTACTATAAGGTGCAGGAAAAGTATAATTCCTACGAAAACGTGCTAAAAGACCGTAATTAGACCCAAAAATGCTTGGAACTAGCTTAGCATTACATGGATCAGCGATCATAGCTGCGTAAGGATTTGATACTTTGTTGATTTTCTTAGATTTCCTACGAGGTTTGTTCTTCTTATTTGTCTTTTTCCCATTGGCAAGAAGAGGGCCAATGAAAATCTTTTGTTTTGCTTGTTTCTTGTTGAATTAGATAGTCATAAACCCACACCCTAATCCAAGGTGTGGATGCCGCCAGGTCTACGTTATTACGACCTTAATTTATTAATCGCTGCGAAGGACTAAACCTTATGCGATGTGCTGGTATTCGGACCGCAGCCCAGGGTCCAGCGTACTGCTATCGCCCCTCCAATCTCGCTACCCCTTATTCCGGAACGACCATCTGGTATATATTCACGAGACAGGAAGCAGTATACTGCAAGAGTCGAACATCTTGAACAGGCTTACTTCCGAATTGTCACACCATAGTAAGTTGACACAAATCATTTTTATAAAATGACACATAAAGGATACAGGTCCAAACTAATCGCTAAAATATTTCAGAAAACCAGTGCCT